CGGAACAAAACAGAAAATTAAAGTCAAGTTTTATTTTCAAAAAGTTGAAAACGGAATTTATCTACTTAAAAAAATCTAAACAATGTTACCAACAATAACACACGAAGTCAACAAGACCATGCTCAATAGCATGGCATCCAATACACTTGGCGAATTGATGGAGAACGGTCGAATAATCGAAGCCGCTGACATGATTGCCAAAATGGAGTTCTTTATTAAAGAACTGAAATCCAATCCTGAATATGTCGACTATCTTCGCTCCGAGGTCGCAAAATACGGCAGCGTACACACCACACCTTCAGGAACACGAATCGAACTGGCTGAAGTCGGGGTAAAATACGAGTATGTTTTTTGCGAAGATGACATCCTAAACGACATGGTAATTCAACGCGAAGCACTTGACGAACGAATCAAAGAGCGTCAGGACTTTTTGAAGCGGATTCCATCTGAAGGGATTGACGTAATTTCCGAACATGGCGAAGTGAAACGCATTTACCCACCAGCAAAGTATTCAACTAGCAGCGTAAAATGTACAATTTCGAAATAATAACGGACGAAGTCAGCAATGGCAAAAGCCGTAAACTCTACGCGAAGGCTGGGGAACTGGTGAAAGTCATTGCTGACCACAATCCGGTCGCAATCTGCGAAAAGAAAAACGGGGAGCGATTCTCCACACTCTACACAAACCTTAAAAAGAAATCATGATTTGCACCCGATGTAAACAATTAATGCTCAACGAAGCAAAAGAACCTATTTTCAAAGACGCCCAACAAATAATCGAAGTGGCTTGTGAAGCCATTGGAATCAAGCACAAGGACTTAAAAAAGAAAAGCAGACGTCCGCAGTTGGTCGAAGGTAGAATGATTCTGGCGCATGTCCTTTATTCAAATCCAGCACTCGGACTGGGACTTGGGGACGTAGCGGAATTGCTTGGACTTTCATGTCATTCAACGATTTATCACCTACTTCGTAAACTTGAAAACTTTTGTTCTGTTTATCCTGAATATCAGGAGCGGTTGGAATTCGTCCACGAAAAAACATACCAAAGTTTGGTGTTCTGTAAAGTTTAATGTATTTTTGCTGAAACCCACACACGTAGTAGCCGACGAGTTTGGGTTTAATTAACCACCAATAAAGGGGTGTTCGATGCGGCTACCATTGAACGCCCTTTTTTATTTTATGGCAAAAGACCCAGCATTTTTGTTCTACCCCGGCGATTGGCTGGGGGGAACAATCGGGATGACATTGGAAGAAAAGGGCGCGTATATCGAAGTCCTGATTCTGCAATTTAATCGCGGACATATGTCGGAACATATGATTGAACGTATCATTGGACATAACTGGCAACATATTAAGCAGAAGTTCAAACAAGATTCGCAAGGACTATTCTACAACGAACGTCTTGAATTTGAAAAAAACAAGCGTCAAAATTACACGGAAAGTAGAAGGGGCAATCGTTTGAGCAAAAAAGACGAAGAGGAACAGACCGAAATTCAATCAAAAAAATCAGGACATAAGATTAACATATCTACTTCATATGATTCACATATGTTGCAACATATGGAAAATGAAAATGAAAATGAAAATATAAATGCTAATGAATTAAGTATTTACCCATTTTCAGAAAATTTCATGCAACACTGGAACGAATGGAAGGCATACAGATTTCAACAGCACAGATTCAAATACAAATCGCCTTCAAGTGAACAAAGTGCTTTTAATTTGCTTGTAAAAAAAGCAAACCAAAGTGAATCACTTGCCATTGATATTTTGAACTACACAATGGCTCACGGATGGAGAATGTTAGTTTTACCTAAAACCGATAAAAATGAACCAGCAAATCGCGACCAAGCACGAATCGACTACTGGAATCACATGGTCGACACTTTCGGAACTGATGAGGAGAAAGCCACTCGAAAAATCAACTGACATCGAAATTCAGGAAGCGTTGATGCGGATTTACGTTTGGATTGGACTTCGCAAGCAGCATCACCCGACCGACTTTGAAGCACGAATCCTGATGGAATTCCTACGGGACACTTACCCCAAAATGGCAAAGGACGAACTACTGGCAGCGTTCAAGTTAGGCATTCAGGGACGGCTTGACGTGACCGACTTGAACCCATTCGACCAGTTCAGCATTCCCTATCTTCAAAAAATAATTTTTTCATATCGAAGATTTGTGTCAACTTTATGGCGCGAAACGCCGGAAGAACTGCCGAAGCAAATCGAATACAAGATGACAGACGCTGAAAAACTTGCTGAAATTGAAAACTACCGAGGTAAAAACATTCGGCTGCCTTTGATACCTTCCTACCTTTACGACTTCATGGTTCAACTGGATTTACTGAAGTTGACGGACGAAGAAAAGGTCTCGATGTATGCTGAGGCCATTAAGATACGCGAAGCGCAAATCAAAGGGGACGGAGACCGGAACGAATGGAAACGATTTAAGGCAATGAAGGAAGACCACTTCAAGACAATCAGTTTCGAGGAATCGGTCGCAATAGACGGCATTTTCAAACGACTGGCAATAAAAAAATACTATGACACAACTGACTGCAACTAATCACGGAATAACCGTGACCATCACCGCTGAACGTAGCGACATCGACATTTTCGAATGGTATAACATGTTCAAAGCCGCAATGGTAGGACTTACATTTCCCGAATCAGTAGTTAACCAAATTACCGAGGGGGATGACGAATGATTGTAATGTTCGCCTTATTCATAATCTTTGCCCTACTGATTAAATTCATCGATAAATTCTGGAAAGATTGACACCGAAACAACACGCGAAAGAATTATTTGACAAATTTATGTTCAATCAGTATACACATTTTCGGAACGAACGACTGGCGTGGAAGTCGGTTGAGATAGTAGCCGATGCGGTCCTTTATGAAATCGACCACGAGCTTCAGGGATTCCTTGACGCTGACCGCGTTCACTACTGGGAGCAAATAAAAAAGATTGCACGTGATACGCAAAGTTGACGACAACCAAAAGCAGATAGTGGATGCGCTTCGGAAAATATCCGGTGTGACGGTTTTCTCAATTCACACAATCGGCAAGGGAGTTCCAGACATTGTGGTCGGTTATGGTGGATTGAATTACCTTTTTGAAATCAAGGACGGAGCCAAGCCACCCAGCCAGCAAAAGTTAACACCGATGGAAGTCACGTTTTTTGAAAAATGGAAAGGTCAGGTTCACGTGGCGACTTGTTTGAATGACATCTTAATTCAACTGCGACTTTGAACCAATGCCATGACTATATTGAACAGATGTATTCGGATGCGAAAATCAATCAGGTTATTTCCAAGATTCACCCGATTGAATTACAAGACGATTTGAAACAAGAGTTCTTTTTGATTTTGTTGGAATATGACTGCGATGAGTTAATGAAGATTAAGACGGACGGAAATATCATCGGGTTCATGCTTCGAATCATTTGGAATCTGGCTTATTCGTCAACCAGTTCGTTTTACTATACCTACAAAAAGAACGACCTGAAAAGGGCGCAAGAGTATTTGTACCAATTTATCGGACGCGATTATTCAGCGACTGGGGAAATTGCTCAAAAGGTACTTGACAAAAAGTTGCAGCAAAGCGCAAAAGATGCGCATGAAAGTATTATTTTTCAGAAGTATTCGGAAAGCCTGAACTGCTCGGAAGTAGCAAGGTATTTCGGAATACCACGAAAGCACGTGAACGATGTAGTTAATCAATGCCGTAATGAATTAAAAAAACACATAAACAAAAACACATGACAAAAATATGCGCAAGGTGCAACGAGGAATTTCAAACGAACTTCCACACCAAAAAATACTGCTCCAAAAAATGCAGTCTTGAAACATCCAACGAAAAATATAGAAACAAAGAAAAGTCGGACTTAACCGCAAGGGGTTTTTTCTGCTGGTCTGAATATGTTGGACGGACCGTAATCGTATAAAATCAAAACAAATAAACATGGAAACAAAAAAAATCGGTGCTTGGAAAAAGCAAACCAGCAAGGGCGAAGTAATCAGTTTTACAATCGAAGGTAAACGCTATTCGATGTGGCCTAACACCTACAAAAAGGAAGACAAGCATCCTGACTTCAACATCGTAGAAGACAAACCATTTAACAATGAAACGAAACCGCAAACCAGAATCGAGTCCGCCGACTTGCCTTTTTAAGGTCAACCCAGTTATAAAATTGGTATTGGCATGGACTTGGCTTCATGTTAAAATATATTTCATATTTTTGCTAATACAAAAACTATGCAATTAATCGCGTCTGTTCTTTTCAGTTGGTACTTCATTCACATTGCTTTTATCCCGAACTGGGTTAAGGCGAAATTGAAGTTCCCACCGGGCAAAAGATTGAAACCATTTGACTGCCACGTATGCCTTTCGGTATGGGTGGCGGCTGGTCTTTACTTCCTACCTTACGAGGTTTCTCAATTCATAACCATTGCCTTCGGTGCTGGCATCACTTCAAACTTAATCGGATGGCTGACCAGAAAATAAACATCTTGGGAATGGGTTCGGCGCAGTCAGGTGTGACTTATCACCGCGTGGCCTTGCCGATGGGATTCATGGACAACGTCGGTGGACTGATAACCAACACAATCGAAACCGACCTTGTCGGGGATAAGTACGACATTTTTTATTATAACCGCGTCAATCCTTACCATGAAATCCACAATCAAATCCGTCAAAAGTTTGGCTGCAAAATTGTGATGGATATTGACGACGACTGGGACTTGCCGCGAACCCATTTGATGTACGACACTTACATCCACCTGAACCCGAAAATAATTAAGAACCTTCAGGATGCGGACATGGTCACTTGCACCCATGAAAAGTTAGCCGAAAAGTGCAGACGCTATAACACGAATGTCCATGTAATGCCGAACGCTTTGCCATACGGCGAAGACCAGTTCACCAATGACAGATACATTGACGAAGACATCCGCATTTTCTGGGCGGGGGGAATCAGTCACGGCGAAGACCTGAAGCAGTTGACCTATCCAATAAGAAGGCTGAAGGGACAAAAGGGAATAAAGATGGTCATCGGTGGCTTCGACCCAGCGAACGCGCATTCGATTCACCTTTGGAATGAAATGATAAATTCATTCACCGCGAACCGAACTTTGAACCACGAGGTCCTAAATGCAAAGCCAGTTCTGGAATACATGGAATTATTCAGGCACGCGGACATTATGCTTGTTCCGTTGAAGCCTACTGAGTGGGCAAGTTACAAGTCAAACCTTAAACTATTGGAAGCGGCGGTCAAAGGGATTCCAGTCATTTGTCAGGCAGTTGAACCTTATATCTTTGACAAAGACGCGCCAGTTTTATGGGTTCACAAAGCCGAAGACTGGTACAAACACATGAACTTTTTGATTCACAATAAAAACGCACGTGAAGACTATGGGCAAAAAATCCACGAGTGGGGGAACGAACGTTACAATCTCCGTTCCATCAACAAGACTCGAAGAACCGCATTTGCAAATCTTATTGGCGCATAAGGGAATCTGGGACTTGTACAAGGTCAGCCAAGAAATTGTAGGCTTTCACCCACACATTCAGGACTCGGTTCTGGAAGCGTATCGGGTGGAGCATCCTCACTATTCTTACAATCGGAACTGTCCGGTCTGTGTTGCTGAATTTTTAACCATTGCTTACAGATACTATGAATCAAAAGTTCAAGCATAGCGGCGCCACTGGGGACATCGTCTTCAGTTTGCCCACCATTAAGGCAATGGGCGGCGGAACGCTTTACATTACTAACTTCCACAAGCAAAGGTCGGAATCCATTGCGAAGTTGATAAAACAGCAGCCATACATTCAGGACGTGATTGTAACAGACGAACCAGTCGAAGCGCACAACCTTAACCTATTTCGTGGTCACGTACACCATCACTTCAGCATAATCAAAGCGCACTTCATTGGGCAAGGCATACCGGTCGACAATTCATATCAAGACGGCTGGCTTACGCTTCCAGATACTAACTTCCATTTAGAACCTTATTGCGTAATCAATCGGACGACTAACTATGCAGACCCGAACTTTGACTGGGCAAAAGAGGTCGACTACCTTCACATGCTTGCGCCAAAGGTTTACTTCATTGGCTACAAAGAGGAACACGAACTTTTCGAGCGGACTTTCAATCGGTCTGTAATTTACCACGAGTGCGATTTTCTGGAAGGGGCTTTCCTGATACGTGACGCGGTCATGTTTTCAGGATGCTATTCGGCATGGTCCACAATCGCAATGGGACTGGGACGGACCTACCGACTTGAACAAGCACCCGGTCACACTTGCAGTACCTTATTCCACAAACGCGAAACCCTTATCAATGTATAGTCAAGCACGTCAAGACGACTTCGTTTTACACCTTATTGAAAAACAAGGGGCTTATTTAGAAATCGGCGCATCGCATCCGATAAGCATAAATAACACGCTTGCACTTGAACAGAAGGGATGGACTGGAATAAGTTTAGATATCGAACCTTCAAACGTTGGAATCTGGGAATCTTACCGAAGGAATCCGTTAATCATTACGGACGCCATTACATACGAATATGAAGCCAAACACTACGACTACCTTCAACTGGACATTGACCCGCCAGAAAACACCTACAAGGCACTTCAAAGGGTTTTTGAATGTGGGGTGACATTTTCAGTCCTGACCTACGAGACGGACGCTTATTCAGACCCACGCTTCGTTGAACCAAGCCGCGAATTAATAACGTCAAAGGGTTACATTCTGGCATTCAAAGATATCATGTGTCCGTTCGGAGCGTTCGAAGATTGGTACATTAACCCAAAAACAATAGACACCAATAAACTCAAAACATGGATTCCATAGTTCAATCGGTACTTGACAAATATGTCAAACGCTCAGAAGTAGGGCAAAAGAAATACGGCACTACCTTGGAGCAAAACAACACAGACGACTTCCTGAATCACTTACAAGAGGAATTGATGGACGCGGTTCTTTACATCGAAAAACTTAAACATGATTGCGCTTTACAATCCAGATAAAAAAGAACTTATGGCAATCTTCGCCAGCACGTCAATGGCTGCGTCTTACATCTTTGGTCAGTTCGATGGTCAAGCAAGGGAGCGACTGCAAAGACGTTTGTCCGATAAGTTCAGGATTTCAGATTCACGCTTCGGGCATCCAGTGGCGGTTAGGCATGCGTCTAACAGACAAGTGGAAATGCTCGGGCAAAAGCATGGCATAATCTTTGAAGGTTACCCACCAGTTAAATTGATTAACATCGGGGGAATAAAATACACTAACTTTGAGAATGCAAAAGCATACCAAAATTTACCTTGAACACTTCGGCTTCGATACTGAAACTTTTATACCATGTGAGGTCTGTGGAACAAAAGCCGTGGACATCCACCATATACAATGTAGAGGGATGGGCGGCAGCAAATCCGCTGACCACATCGACAACCTTATGGCGGTCTGTCGATTATGCCACATCAAGTACGGCGATCTAAAGCAACACATGGACTTCCTTAAAGAAACCCACAAAAACTACATGAATGAAAATAAGTAAAATTAAATCGAACCCGAACAATCCGCGAATAATAAAAGACGAGAAGTTTAAGAAACTGGTCAAGTCCCTGACTGAATTCCCCGAAATGATGTCGAAGCGTCCGCTGGTTTGCGTGACTGACGTGGATGGCAAGCTATATCCACTCGGGGGGAATATGCGCCTTAAAGCACTTCAGGAAATCGGACACAAGGAAATACCAGACGAGTGGGTGCAGATGGCTGACGAATGGACTGAAGAACAACGAAGGGAGTTTGTCATTAAGGACAACGTAGGCTTCGGAGAATGGGACTGGGACGACTTGGCAAATAACTGGGACACCGAAAAGCTGCAAGACTGGGGATTGGATATTCCGAACTTCGAACCCGAAAAACTGGAAGCAGAAGAAGACGACTTCGAAGTACCTGACGAAATTAAGACGGATATTGTACTCGGAGACCTATTCGAAATAGGCGAGCATCGTTTACTTTGTGGGGATTCAACAGATAGCGATGCGGTGGAGAAGTTAATGAATGGCAAAAAGGCTGAGCTTGTATTTACAGACCCTCCTTATGGTAATGGTTCAAGCGGTAAATATGGTCGGGGTCAATTAGGAATTAGAACTATTCTAAACGATGAGACTTTTCAATGTGTTGATGATTTTTTTAATTTAAGAATCTGCGATGCTTATGTTTTCTTTTTGCAATGGAGAACATTTAAGGAAGCACTACAAACTTTAGAAAATAATGAATTAGAGTTAAAGACCATAGCCGTCTGGGATAAAAAAAATGCTGGATTGAATGGAGCTGGTGGAATGAGTGAACAATGGGAAGCGATTATAGTTGCAGGAAATATAAAGTATTCAAGATTCGGTGGTAATGTTTTCAATATAAGTAGAGAACAAAAAAAGAGAATTGACAGCCCACACCCACATCAAAAACCGATAGAACTGCTAAGTAATTTATTGGAGTATTTTCAAAGCTATAATTTATTACTTGACCCTTTTCTCGGCTCAGGCTCAACAATGGTAGCAGCGCACCAACTCAAACGCAAATGCTACGGTATGGAACTCGACCCGAAATACTGCCAAGTGATTGTGGACAGAATGCTCGCACTTGACCCTACTTTGGAAGTCAAAAGGAACGGTCAAACATATATCAAAACATCGTAACTGCATCGTATGGCAAGACAAGTACCAGCAAGGAACGGGGGAACATTAACCCGACCAGACAAAGGGGAAACCATGAACCCGAACGGGCGTCCGCGCAAGTACGTATCCTTACTGAAGGAGCAAGGATACAAGCTATCTGAAATCAACGACACCATTCAAAACATGATGGCGATGGACTTGGAAGAACTCAAAGCGGTCTGGGATAACCCGAAGGCAACAATCATGGAGAAGACGGTAGCTGCTGCTATGCGCAAAAGCCTTGAAAAGGGTTCGCTTTATTCCCTTGATACCTTGTTGACCCGTGTGTACGGAAAGCCGAAGGAAACGACTGCGGTGGAGAATAGCGGCAAGATTGAATTCATTATAACCAAAGGCAAAACTATACTATAATGTGGAATCCATCAGACGGCCCTGAATCCGAAGACGAACTCAACGACGATGCAAATACATCTACCAGAACTGCATGAAAACCAGCAAGCAATCTACGAAGATACTTCGCGTTTTCGCGTGGTTATGTGTGGTCGTCGTTTTGGTAAATCAGAACTTGCCCAGATGGAAATCATTTTCGAAGCAATCAAAGGGCATGCGGTGGCTTACATCACTCCGACCTACCAACTGGCAAAGACATTCTTTAAGCAATTAGCAAAAGTCCTACCATTCGAAAATAACAAATCGGACCTAACAATCACCTTCCCGAACGATGGTTCTGTGATGTTTTTCACAGGGGAACGTCTGGACGCATTACGAGGGCGAAAATTCCATTTAGTTATCGTGGATGAGGCTTCATTCATTCCTGACCTAGAAGACGGCTGGTTGAACTCTATACGTCCCACGCTGACAGATTACAAAGGTCGCGCATTATTCCTATCCACTCCGAAGGGAAAAAACTACTTTTTTAGCCTATACCAAAAAGGGACGCACGGCGAAACTGACTGGAAGGGGTTCAAGTTTTCGACCTTTGACAATCCGTATATTGACCGAGACGAAATCAACGAAGCCAAAAGGCAACTACCTGACGCGGTCTTCGAGCAAGAGTACATGGCGAACGCTATGGAGAATGCAGCGAATCCGTTCGGGAGTCAGCACATTGACAAGTGCGTCAAACCGCTTTCAAACCTTCCGGCGATGTTTTACGGAATTGACCTTGCGAAGTCAGTCGATTGGACGGTTATTATTGGACTTGACCAGAATGGGGATGTGTGTCGGTTCGATAGATTCCAGAAGGATTGGAAGCAGACGAAGGAGCATATCTTAACGCTTGACCGGAACAGACCTATCCTGATTGACTCGACTGGTGTGGGGGATGCCATAACCGAGGAACTGCAAAAGGGTTTCCAGTTCATGAAGGGGTTCAAATACACGTCAACGACAAAGCAGCAACTTATGGAACTGCTGGCGTCCACAATCCACAAGGGCGAAGTGGGATATCCTGAGGGCGCGATTAAAGACGAGTTAGGGGTGTTCGAATATCAGTTCACATCGACTGGGGTGCGTTACAATGCCCCGACTGGCTTTCACGATGACTGCGTCAACGCTTTGGCTTTGGCGGTTAAATGTCGGAACGAGCAAAAGTTGGCTGGGGTGTACCGATTCATTTGAGTAAAAAAACCGAAACTTTTATACAATACATTATGAGAATCAATGTTGAAACATTCCAGAAACTCTACGCGGTCAGCCTTATGGAAACGGACGAAGTCGAAAAGTCGGCGCAATACGTCCAAATCCTGACTGGCAAAACAGACGAACAAGTCAACCGAATGAAGGTGCGTTCCTTCAATAAATTGTGCAAGGGTATCAATAAATCCTTTGAATTAGTGGGCAGCAAGTTAAAGCATGGTCAGCCGAAGAACTTTGTCTGGGCGAACGGACGGCTTTACAAGTTGGTGTATGACATCAAGACGGCTGGAAAATATGTGGAGACCGCAACCTTCGCGAATGACATAATCGGGAATCTGCACCTGATTATGGCTACTATCGCGCAGCCAGTCCGCTTGACTTGGAAGGGGTTAAAGCCTGCCACACGCGAACACAATGAAATCGCTGAAGACATGCTTAAGTTGGACATGGGTCACGCGTATCAAGCAGCGGTTTTTTTTTATCTTGTTTTCAGAGAATCACTCGTCAGTTCGATGACTTATTTTCAGGAACACCAGACGGTGGAGAAGGAAGCAGTAGCGACTTTTATCAAAAGTTTGGATGGGTTTACAATGCCAAACTGGTCAGCGAATTTGAAAACATCAGTATAGCGGAGACATGGGAGTTAAGCACATTTAACTTCCTGAATGACTTGAGGTATCTGAAATTAAAAAGGGAATTGGACGCAGAACATGAACGTAAATTGATGGCAAAATATAAGCATGGCTAAGAGTATAGCACAACGGCAAAAGGTGGTCTTGGAGAATGGATTTTTGGCTTCGACTGGTTCGGAGTCATTTTCTATTATTGACGCGAATGAAATCGGTCAACTGCTTTTGGAACGTGGCGAACTTTTCAAAGACGAATGGATTCGGGTTGTCAATGAGAAAAATATCATTGCATCCGGTAACATCGAACGTGACCTGACTTTCTACCTTCAGAACGAACCTGAATCAGCCACGCTATTCATTGAGTTCCCTTATTATGCCAAGTTTGTGGACCGAGGGGTTAAGGGGGTTCGGAGTTCAAAGAACGCTCCAGATTCGCCCTTCCAGTTTAAGAACTACGGCATGTCTGCCGAAGGTCGTGCATCACTCAAAAAGTGGATGTCAAGCGCAAAAGCGAAGGTCAGCAGTCGGGACGTTAAGAAGTACGGAGCAGTCAGGACGGAAAAAAAGTTCAAAAAAATTAGCGAAGCAGATTCCAAATTGAACACCTTAATATACAATATAAAGAAGTACGGTATTAAAAAACGTAATTTCATAACACCTATTGTTCAGAAATCGTTCCAAGGGTTTGAACAGGAACTCGCGGACGCAATCGGCAAAAAGGTATCAATCGTAATTTTGGCATGAGTATAAGTAGTTTAATAAATCCCACCGGTGAAGTCAGCGTTCAAGATGACTTGTGGCACATTGCCCATTCAACCCTATCTGGACAAACCGACTTCAAATATGTGTTTGATGTTTTTAGAGGTGGCACGCTTTTAGTTCGGGCAAAAGTATTTCCAGAACCTACCAACGGACGCGGCTACTTCAACGCTGCAAAGGTTGTGGGCAATGAAATGAACTTTGCATGGTTTACCCCTACCGCATCTGGGAACGTAGCAATGGCACTATATCAGCCGAATGTAGAAGGGCAAATAGCAATCATTTACAATGTGAGGATTGGCGAAGACTTAACTGGAACGACAACTTTGAACCTTGCATCTGGTTCTGTTACTGCCTTTAACTATGTACCTGGTTTATTCAATCGCAGACAAGTTACAACTGCTGGATTTGCGCAAAGATTCCTGACTAACCGCCCAAGATATTCAAAAGTAAAACTCGGAGAAAAATTACTGATTCCGTTTAAGGGTACTGGGACTCACGACATTTTCATTGAAACTTATGATTATTCATTAATTCAATCAACTACGCAGACCGTCAACTCGGTCAACATAACGAATGGTTATCTTCAAATGGACATTGGTTCTGCTGCTATAAATACCGCAGTAAATAAAACTATTATTGATTCAGGTGTAAAATTTTATAAGGTTTATCTGAGAAAATCAGGTATTGATACGGAAAGTTTTCTCGTTGCTTTGGATTGCGATTCAAGATATACGACGGTGAATCTGTATTTCATAAACCAATACGGCATGTATGACACCGCCAGATTCGGACTTGCATCGCGGTTGAATATGAACGTGGAGCGTAAGCAATTTGAACAACGCGACTATACCTTTGGCACTACATCTGTTGACTATTTTAACTACAACAATGTCTACCGCGAAAGTGTAATAAACTTCGGGAGCAAATCCGAGTGGCAGTACAAGTTAACAATGGACTTCCCTACTGACGCAGAATATCAATGGCTCGCTGAACTGATTAATTCCCCACAAGTTTATGCCGAAATAGATGGGGACTTTTACCCAGTGAGCATTGTAGACACGAACTATGAGTATGTTAAATATCAGAATAATAAACTGAAGACTTTCGAAGTCACAATAAACATGAACCAAAAACGCTACGGCTTCCAACGATGACACGAATCTTTATCGAAGACCAAGAACTTGACATCACGAAGGATTTCAGCCAGCAGATAACTTATGCGGTTGATGACCTGACGAACACAGATAGCAAATCGACTTCATTCAGCAAAACGATTGTTCTGCCCGGTACCGCTAACAATAACCGATTATTCGGGAACATCTTTGAATTTAGCAATAGCAATTTCGAATATAATTCAGGAATAAATGTATTCTACAACTTCAACGCTTCCAAGTCAGCAAAGGCACGTCTGGAAATAAACGGCTTGCAAGTCATGAAGGGGGTACTGCGTCTTTTGGAAATCATTCGGGATGGTGATTATGTGGAATATGAAGTTGCATTGTTTGGCGAATTGGGTGGCTTTTTCAGTTCACTTGGAGCAAAGAAAATCGAGCAATTAGATTTCAGCGACTACAATCACACATACGACGTCAGCGCAATCACTACAAGTTGGGACAACGCGAACGCTGGTGAAGGTTACTATTATCCGTTGATTGATTACGGAAATGTGAGTCCAGCAAATAGTAATCAATTTGCAAAAAAAAGTTTTTATTTTACTGCATTCCGTCCAGCGTTATTCGTTCGGGAGTACATGAAAAAAATCATTGAAACGGCTGGCTATACCTTTAGCAGTACGTTTATGAATACTGATTTTTTTAAGCGATTAATAATTCCCAATAATCAACAAAGATTTCAATTCAAGCAAACTCAAATTTTTAGCGGTAGACCAACTGGAACGCTCGGTGGTGGTGGAGTTACTTTACAAAGCACTATTGCATCTTTTTTTACAACTTCCGATAATATCACTTACACTTATACTGGTTCACAAACATTTACTGGTCAAGTAAATTTAACTGTGGCTGGAAGGTGGAGAATTAGCAACCAGCAATATTTAGGTGATAGAACGGTAAAATTTGTTGTTTACAAAAACGGTTCATTAGCATTACAAGAAGCTGTTTTTTTTGGTAATGGCGTTACTTTTATTGGTGGCAATGGAAACAGTACGACGTGGGTAAACTTTAATTTTACCTATTCTTATGCTACTTTATTAAGTCAATTTTCTTTAGCAAACAATGACACATTTTCAATACAAGTGGTTAGTGTTAGCGGAACGGATGCAATAGAAATACAAATACAAAGCGGAAGTATTACATTAAGTGGTGCGCCTACATTTGCACCAGCGTCTTATGGTCAAATGATTGCAATAACTGACACAATCCCAAAAGGAATTCTTCAAAAGGACTTTTTCAGTTCAATCTTGAAGATGTTCAATCTTATGGTCATTGAAGACAAGTACAAAGAAAAGCACCTAATCATTGAGCCTTACGTGGATTTTTACAATACCGACCGAACGAGCTATCTTGACTGGAGTGATAAATTAGACCGCAGCAAGCCGATTAAGATTAAGCCGATGTCTGAAATTAACGCTCGGTTTTATCAGTTCAAGTACAAGCAAGACAACGATTTTTGGAATGAAAAATATCGTAAAAAATATGCAGAAGGTTATGGAGACAGAATCTTTGACAATGAACTTGAATTTTCAAAAAATACAGATTCTACCGAAATAATCTTTTCGGCTACTCCACTTGTGGGATATTCTGGAACTGGACACGATAAAGTATTTCCCGCTATTTACAAGTTAAATAACAATGTTGAAGAAATGACTGATTTCAATATCAGAATTTTACAAGCAAAAAAAATAACTGGAGTTACCACTTGGAGAATTAAATCTAATATTTTAGACTTGAATTTAATAAGCACTACATCTTATGGATATGCTGGAAATTTTAACGACCCAACTTCTATAACATCTGACTTAAATTTCGGAGCAGTTAATGAATTGTTTTATTCAATAAGTGGAAACAATTTATATACAAGCACATCGTCAAACCTTTTCAACGTATTCTATTCGCCCTACTTCGCGGAAATTACCGACAAGGATTCGCGGCTGGTAACTTGCAAAATGCGGCTGAATGAAAAGGATATTTTTAATCTTGACTTTGGTCGGTTCGTCTGGCTTGATGGGGTACTTTATCGGTTGATTAAAATAGTCGATTTTACCGAAGACGATGTCTGTGAGGTTCAACTATTAAGGGCAATTAATACCACTTACTAATAAACAAGGGCAAAAATGATTATAAAATACTTTGATGAATTTGAAGGGGTGTGGATTGACATAAGCGGTGCGACTGGTTCGACATTGGAATACGATGGAAGCGGATGGACTGCGACTGGTGAAGTGTGGAGGGTTGAGGGAAATATCAGGCAAGAGATTGACGATGACCCTACCTTAACGATTTTTGTCAATAATGCGAATGTGACTTTAACACCCACGAGGGTTGAACAAGGACGTTATAACATTCAAGCAGATAGCGCAATTTTCGCACCTACTGAAGGGATGCAATTTTTGGGAAATCAATCAACATCAACGGAGTGGGGAATGTTTGTCATGAAACGAGTTGATGACTATAACATTGAGATTTACACTTACGAAAAAGACGTTTTGACGGACGGACTTTTGGACTACACATCTTTTCAATTCATTTACAAACTTGTACCATAAATGGCAACAAATACAGAAGTAGGAGTAAAGATAACGGTTGACGGCTCGGACGCGGTCCAGTCGGTCGGTTCAATAAAAAAGCAACTGCGTGAAGCAACGGCTGACCTTATAGCCATGCGGCAAAAGTTCGGCGACACTTCGAAGGAAGCGGTTCAGGCTGCGAAGCGTGTGGCGAACTTGAAGGACGAAATCGGGGACGCGAAAGCCTTTACCGATGCTTTCAATCCAGATGCTAAATTCAAGGCATTCGGGGCGGCTATTCAGGGTGTTGCTGGTGGGTTCGCTGCGGTTCAGGGAGCGCAAGCATTATTCGGGAACGAATCTAAGGAACTGGAGAAAACGCTTTTGAAGGTTCAGGGCGCGATGGCATTAAGTCAGGGACTTAACTCGGTACTTGAAGCAAGGGATTCATTTAAGAACCTTGCAACCTTTGTGAAGGGTGGGTTAAGCAATGCCTTCGGTTCACTTCGTCAGGCTATTATTTCCACAGGTATCGGTGCGCTCGTGGTGGCAGTTGGTTTGTTAATTGCCAACTTCGACAAGGTCAAAAAGGTGGTCTTGAATTTTGTACCCGGTCTCGCTGCCGTTGGTGACACTATTATGGGAATCGTTAACGCGGTTACTGATTTTCTGGGAGTGACAAGCGAAGCGCAAAGACAGACGGATAAGCTAATCGACGAAACAGAAAAGAAAATAAAAAAGACAGAAACTTTTCTGGATGCAAATGCGGATAAATATGACGAATTCACCCAGCGCAAAATCAAGGCAAATTTAGAATATCAGAAAAAAGTCGTTGAGGTAAATAAGAATGAAGAATTAAGCGAAGCCGAAAAGCAGTCAATCCTAAATCAATACCGCGAGAAAGCGACACGAGAAATCAAAAAGGCTGGGGACGACAGACAAAAATTAATCGATGACGCAGCAAAAAAAGAACTTGAAAAATCTCAAGAAGCGCGTAAAAAACGAGAAGAAAAGGCAGAAGAAGAACGCAAAAAGAAATTAGCTCAAGAAGAAGAATTAAGAAAAAAGTTAGCGGAGCAGCAGCAGATATCTGATGACTTTGTCATTCAAAAGCGACTGCAATCTTTCAAAAATGAATTTGATAAAAGGCAGTTTGAACTATCTGTTCAGAATCAAAAAGAGATTGACAAGCAGATTGAATTTCTGAATCAAAAGCTCATAACCGAGCAAGAGTACCAAAATCGAAAGGCAATTATTGACGCTGACTTCGTGGCGAAACAAGCAGAACTTGAAGCGGAAAGAAAAAGCACGCAAGAGGAAAAAGATGCTGAAGACAAAGCGAATAAAGACAAGGCAGCAGCAGAAGAAAGGCAGAGGTTAATTGATGCCGAAAAGGCAGCAGCAGAGGAAAGGGTTCGTGTGGCTCAAATCGAAGCGCAAAGAAAAGAGGAAATCCAAAATTCATACGTTCAAACATTCGGTGCGGCTATTGGTTTAATCAGGTCGCTGGGTGAAAAAAACAAGGCAGTTCAAAAGGTCGCATTGATTGCTGAAAACGCAGTAACGGTTGCAAAGATTATTCTTGATGCTCAAAAGTCTATTGCATCCGCTGCGGCATCTGCTGCGCTTGTTCCACCATTGCTTCCTCCGGGTGTACCTAACCCAGCATGGTTTGCGGCAAAGGCATACGCTGCTAAACAGATAGCCTTCGCAAAGGTTAACGCTGGTATCGGAATCGCTACATCAATCGCGGCAACGGCAAAAGGTTTGTCACAATTAGGCGGCGGTTCGGCTGGTGGTGGTGGCGGTACTGCTGGCGGCGGTGCATCTTTGCCTGAAGCTCCATCAGCACCATTACAACCACAAGCGCAAACGACCTTGCTTAATCAAGCACAAGTTAACCAAATCGGGAACGTAGCGGCTCGCGCTTATGTCGTGGAAAGTGACGTTTCTGGAAACCAACAAAGAATTCAACGCCTTGAAAGGGCAGCACGAATAGCATAAAATCAAATAAAATGACACTACCAATCTACGAGCTGAAAATCAGCGAAAAAATGAATGAGGAATCCGAAGTGGATTTCATCGCGCTTGTCGATGAGCCAGCAATCAAACGCGATTTCCTTGCGTTCAAAGAGGAATTTGTCGAACCGGGCAAAAAGGAAAGCGAATCGGAATTTATCAGTCGTTGCATTCCCTACATGATTAACGAAGGGAAAGACGAAACACAAGCGGCGGCTATTTGTTATTCCAAATGGGAAAGCCGATTCAATTCGGAATTGAGCATCTACGGCTACACTCCGAAACACTTTGACATCTGTCCGGGTGCAGTTGCAACCTTCACTCATCTGGTGAGCATGAATGTAGGCATCGAAGAACAAGGAATGGTCAGGTCAGCGGCTCAAATTGCTGACACCATCTTCGCGATTGAGAAAGAAGTCATCGCGAAAAACTATGCCACACCGCAGCAAGTGGGCGAAGTTGAAATCCTTACCGATGACTTCAAGGACTTGATGAATGAAATCGACCAACTTATCGGCATGGTTCACGATGTCAGTTACATGGACGGACACTTGGCGAAGGTTGCAAGTTACCTGAAAGAATCCTACAAGTTCGAATCTTACACCGACTACCCGAAGGCCGCGAGCGAGAATGCGAAAATAGCACTTCGTTGGGCGGAAGAAAACGGCTGGGGTGAATGCGGCACGAACGTGGGAAAAATTCGCGCTAACCAATTAGCAAATTTTCAACCCATTTCAAGAGACACGATAGCCAAAATGGCTGCCTTTGAGCGTCACAGACAGAATTCACGGAAAGAACTTGGGGATGGATGCGGACGCTTGATGTGGCTCGCTTGGGGTGGTGACGCTGGGGTGGAATGGGCATCACGGAAACTGGAGCAAATCGAAAAGGAGAAAATGTCCTTCCGAATCATGAACGAAGAAAAGCGAATCATTTCAGGGCCGCTTATGCTTGCCGATGAACTTATCTACCGGAATAACGACAAGATGGGGGAACACTACGTCAAATTCTCCGCTGATACCATTAAGACCATTGCCATCAAGTTCGCGAAAAGAAAATATCAGAATCATGTGAACCTGATGCACGACCCAGAACAAAAAGTCAAAGGCGTGACCATGTTCGAATCTTGGATAGTTGACAAGGAGCGTGGAATCATGCCGATGAAAGGCTTCGAAGGTGTAGCCGATGGAAGCTGGTTCGGCTCATTCTATGTTGAGAACGACAACGTCTGGAACGAAGTAAAGCAAGGGAAATATAAAGGGTTTTCGGTCGAAGGTTTGTTTGATTATGAAGAACCAATATCAGCCGAAGAAAACGCCTTAAAGAAAATAGCAGAACTCTTAAACGTTACAATCACCAAATAAACATACACTACTTTATGAAAGCAATCGAAGTACTCGAAAGAATCCGCGAGGTATTCAACGAAATCAACAAACCAGTTCAACCAGTCGCAATGCTTGACGCTAAACTCCAAGACGGAACAATCGTTCAGGTAACTGAACTCGCAGTTGGTGGAATCGTTACCATTGACGGCGTACCGGCTCCAGCTGGCGAACACACACTTGAAGACGGAACGGTAATCGTTCTGGGCGAAAACGGCGCAATCATGGAAATCAAGCCGAAGGTTGAAATTGAAATCGAAGTTGAAGCACCTGAAATGGAAATGGCTTCTAAATTCAGCGCGTTCCAATCAAGCACAAACGAAAAGTTTGCAGCCTACGAATCAAAGTTTGCATCTTACGAAGCGCGTTTTGCTGACTATGAAACTAAACTGAACAAAGCAAATCAAGTTATCGAAGGTCTTTTGAACTTGACACAAACTTTGGCATCTGCTCCAACTGGTCAACCTGATGCGTCAGTAAAGCCGCAGCAGTTTTCTGAAGTGAAAAAATCTTACGACATCCTATTCTCAAAAAAGTAAACAATTAAAATCCAATAAAAAATGGCACTCGAATTAACAGGTTTAACTAACTATACCAAACAACTGGTTCGCCCGTTGTTGACTTCTGCGGTTATCGGCGCAAAAACCCAGCAGTTGATTATGGACAGCGGTATCGTCCTGACTGGTATCAAATCAAGCGCAGCAATTCCTTTGATGGACACAGACGCGGTTTTCCAAACTGACGGATGCGGTTACAACCCAAGCGGAACAACTTCTTTCACTCAAAGAACCGTTACCGTTGGTAAAATCATGCTGGCTGAAACTATCTGCCCGAAAGATTTCGAAGCGAAGTTCACCCAAGAGGCACTCCGTGCTGGTTCAAACTACACCGACTTCGGTAACGCTGAATTCCTTGACGCTTACTTGGCGAAGAAAAACGCTCGCATTGCTGCTCAATTGGAGACTGCAATCTGGCAAGGTGATGCAACTGGTGCAACTGGTAACTTGAACAAGTTCGATGGTTTGATTAAGTTGATTGACCCAACTGCGATTGACGCGAACGTGACTGCCTTCACTGGTTTGTCTGCGGTTGTTTCTACAATCACTCAATCAAACGTAGTTGCTGCTACTGAAGGTATCTACAAAGCTATCCCAGCCGCAGTAGTAGGAAAGGGTGACGTGAAGATTTTCGTAGGTTACGACTGGTATCGTCTGTTGATTATGGCTTACCGCGCTTTGAATCTGTTCAGCTACAACCCACAAGACGCGAACGCAAATAGTTTTATCCTACCGGGTACTGCAATCGAAATAATCGCGGTTCATGGTTTGAACGGAACAGGTGACGCTTACGCTATCAGCATGAGCAACATGGTTCTCGCGGTTGACTTGGAAGACGAAGAAGCTAACTACCGCGTTTGGTACTCTGAAGACAACGACGAAATCCGCACCAAGGTTTCCTTCAAAGTTGGTGTGAACGTAGGATTCCCTTCAGAAGCGGTGAAGTTTAAGGCTGCTATCTAATATCTGATTAACTAACAAAAGAAAAGGGTGGTGAAATAAACACCGCCCTTTTTTTCTAAATCTAAATACTATGCCTTGTGCAATTACTGGTGGTTATGTTATTGACTGCCGCGAATCGGTAGGTGGAATTGAAGCCATCTATTTGATTGAAAACTCCGCCCTTTACGATGCGTCTGGAAACAGCCGCGTGACTGAAGTTAGCGGAACGGTTACAGCCATGACCAAAGCGTCTGGCAAGCGTTTCTGGAAGTTCGAAGTTCCACGTGCTACTGCTTCAAGTTCAAACGCGATGACTGGTTCACAAGAGAACGGAACGATTTTCTTTACGCATCAAGTTACCTTCCCAATTAACGCGCGTTCTGCTTCAGTTAGAAACACTATTTCTACCTTGGCAAAGAATCGCGTTACAATCGTGACCAAAGAAATGGACGGAACGTATCGCATGTTCGGTAAAGAGTTCGGTCTGTTTTTGGACACAACCGAGAGCGGTTCAGGTACTGCCGCTGGTGACAGAAACGGCTCAGTATTGACGTTCAGTTCTGTTGAGCGTGAAGATTTCCTTGTGGTGTCTGCTTCAGTAGCAGCGAACTTGGAAGTGGCTGGTTAATAGTTCTAACCCTACATAAAGCGAAGACCCCCGACCGATTGAAAGTCGGGGGTTTTTTGATACCATGATAACATTAAGAAAAGGTCAGGAAATAGAGTACATGTATTGTACCCCAATGGACTACTTAACATCCATACCAACATGGGTGTATTTTAAGTTTGTGCATCGGATGACTGGCGAAGTGGTGGAGTTTTGGACTGATGCACTTGGTGAAAGTTTGACGAATCGATACGCAAAATATCCGATTGACACGTCTTTTTATTTCGCAGATTCGACCGAAGGGATGTGGACTTACACGCTTCAGCAAGCACCCGAAGAAGAAGTAGTTCCGACCATTGGTCAATATCCTATTTTAGAATCAGGATATTTGTATCTTTATCCGGCTGACACCTTTGAGCCTACAAAATACGAAGGTCAAGACAATACATTTATAGCATATGACGGACAATAATTATAAACACATAGTCCTGAAATTCGACCGCGCGGTTCAACCGAAGTTCGAAGAAAAGAAGGGCAAAGGCTGGGTTGAGTTCGGTGAACTGAATAACTACCCGAAATACTTAATCGACCTTTACAACGAATCGCCAAAGCACGGCGCAATCGTTAAGAGCAAGTGTACTTACATTTACGGCAAAGGTTTTGAAGATAGCGGTGTCGCTAATAGTCGTGGCGAATCATGGAATAACATTTTGAAGAAGTGCGTTAACGATGACGAACTTTTTCGCGGTTACTATCTGCAAGTCATCTGGAATCGAATAGGCCAAATTGCTGAAGTTTACCACATCGACTTCGCAAAGGTTCGGGTTTCAAAAGACTTGTCAACCTACTACAACAAAAACGACTGGGCGGACTATAAAGAAAAGCCGCGCGAATATCCAGCGTTTAACACCAATGACAAATACGGCAGCCAGATTCTTTACGTTAAGGCTTACAATAATTTAAGCGAAACCTATCCGCTGCCATCTTACTTTCAGGGACTGAACTACATTGAATCAGACATCGAAGTCAGCCGTCACATTCTAGGCAATGCAAAACAAGGGTTTGTCGGTTCTACTTTAATCAACCTGAATAACGGAACACCACACGAAGAAAAGCAAGGCGAAGTTGAAAGGTCGCTGTTGAAAAAGTTTACTGGTTCAGACGGCAAGCGTGTTGTGATTATGTTCAACCCTTCGCGTGAAAATAGCGCGGAAATAGTCAACTTGGGAACGACCATGTTGACGAAGGAAGATTTTACGAACATCAACAACTTAATTCAACAAGAGATTTTTGCTTGTCATCAAATCGTTTCTCCGGCATTGATGGGCATTAAGACGGAAGGTCAACTCGGAAGCAGAAATGAAATCCGTGACGCTTATGAGATTTTTAATAACACATACGTTCAGGAACGTCAAGAGGAATTCAATACAATGTTCACCCAACTTCGAAACTTACATGGTGAATTAGGTGTTTACAAAATTCAACCAGTTGAGCCTTTGAAGTTTGAGTTCACGGAAGGAATCATGGCTCAAAACCTGACACAAGACGAAATTCGTGGCTTGATGGGACGCGAGCCTTTGACAAAGACAGACGTGACCGCTGACGGAAGTCAGGCACTACCAGAACAACCAGTACAAGCGAACGAGAACATCCGAAACTTATCAGGCCGTCAATATCAGAACGTCATGCGTATCGTGCGCAATTTCGGGAACGGAAAGTTAACAAAAGCGCAAGCGTCAATGATGTTGAAAAACGGCTTCGGATTCACAGATGCAGACGTTGACACTTTTCTGGGAATGGACGAAGACCCGATGACTGAAGACGAAATCCAAAAGTTCAGCATGGACGAAGACGAAAGGCTGGTTCATGAATTCAGTTTGTGCGGTTCGGACAAGTTCCAAGCGGTCGACAAGCGTGAGTGCTTTTCTGAAGAATTAACGCAAGTTCAGGCGAACGTGCTTGACCTTATCACAAAAGATAAAAACATAACACCCCCAGTTATTGCTCGGACGCTTAAGGTAACGCAAGACCTTGTTGACGACATTATTGCCGACTTCATTAACAACGACATTCTTAAGGCTGTTCCAAGCAAAGTGAATTCTACACCAGTTTATGAAGTTCTCAAACCAGTCAGCGAATTGCCCGGTAAAAATAGCAAGTTGACGAAGGCTTTTATCCGCTACACCTACGAATGGATGGCTGGATTCAATGATTCGGACGCAGTTACAAGCCGACCATTTTGTCGCAAAATGATGGAAATGTCACAGACCAAAACATGGTCACGCTCGGACATCGAAAGCATATCCGCTCGCGTTGGATATTCTGTCTGGGAAAGACGCGGCGGCTGGTACACAAACCCATCAACTGACAAACCACGCGAATACTGCCGTCACCGCTGGGTGTCTAAACTATATAAAGAAAAATGAGTAAAAACATTCTATTCATAACGGACCAGACTTTTAAGGAAAGGACTGGCGCATCGAATAACATCGACAGCAAACAACTATTCCCAATGATTAAGGTCGCTGGGGATATTCATATTCAGCCAGCACTTGGTTCACGACTATACAAGCGTCTTCAAGACGGCATCGATGGGGGAAACCTTACACCCGATGAAGAAACGCTGATAAACGACTACATCACGGACGCGCTGATTTGGTACACGATGAGCATGCTCCCGATGGTTATGGGTTACCAACTTTTCAGCAAAGGGTTTCTGCAAAAGACGGCTGAAGAATCGAACACGCCTTCGCGTGGGGATTTAGAAATGCTTGAGGATAAATACAAGGGCATGGCTGAATTCTACAAGACGCGCATGATTAAATACCTTCAGGAGAATTACACACTTTATTTTGAATACTTCAACACTGGGAGCGGATTCGATGTCATTTTCCCTGAAGAAAAAGGCTACACTTGTCCGATTTATTTGGGAGACCGTTCAGCCGAACCACGCTATCCGCAGTATTCGAACTCTACGAGCGGATATAGTGCGCCGAATTACACGACTTATACCGCTACGGCTGGACAGACTACTTTCACGATTGACGTCCTTGTCGGTAGAACGGTTCTGCTTGCTGTACGTTCTGGACTTGTTAAGAGCATCACAAGCAGTCCAACGGCTGACACGGAGTTTCTTCAGATTAATGGCGGTGTGGTAACGCTGCCGACTGGGGACGTGACCATTGCTGGCGAAAAATTTATTTTCCAATACAGATAAATATGTCGAAAGGCTACAAAAAAGAGTACATCGATAAAGTAAAAGCAAAGTTCAATGACCTACAATCAGGTAGTAAAAAAGATTCAAACGCTGCTGGAAAGCCATCCAATGGTAAAGACGGTACGGTTCACAACGCCGACCGAATGGCTCGGATATGAGGAGCAACCAGTTTTCCCAGTAGCTAACTTCTTCATTTCGACTGGCCAGTTGAATAGAGGTAGCGACTTTTTTTATCAGCTGGAAATGTGGTTTCTGGACAAGTCAGGAGTGGAAGGGGAATTTGAACAAGAGGTAATTTCAGACCAGCATTCAATCGCGAATGACATTATTCTGTCTTTAAGAAAAGACATGACTATAAGCATTGACGACAACATCACGTGGACGGCTATATCTGAAAAGTTCGAAGACTACCTTTCAGGCGTGACCTTATCATTCAACCTTCAAACAAACGGCGAATTTTCTAACTGCGATTTCCCTATATGAAAAAACTAATCACTTTACTTTTTGTCTTGATTTCTTACGCTGGCTTTGGTCAGGTCTACCAACTGATGCCACAGTACGGCTATCAAGCACCGCGCATGTCGTTCGATTCTACTTTGCAGATTCCAACGGTCTGCGGTGTTCCTACTTTGAAAAGCGTCCAGTTCGTGAACAGAAAAGGCGCAATCGCGTTCGATTCGTGCAATAACAGATTTTACACCTACAACCCGAAGACGCTGACATGGTCACAAGTTTCGGGCGGTGGCGGTTCGACTGACACGACTTCACTTTCTGCACGCATTGACGCTCGCGTAAAATACACAGACACGGCTTCCATGCTTGCGCCTTACTTTAGACGTTCACTATCTGCAAACGACACAATAAAAACGAATCAAAAGAATTTAGTTGTAAACGCTGGGAGGGTTAACACCGTGAGCAGATTGAAAATTGATACAAGTTCACTTTCATATTATCTATTAGAGCAAGATGGTCAGTCGTCTCTTTCTTTGTCATCTTCTAATAATTCAATAGTGCAAAACTTTCAAGGAATTGCCAACTCAATAATCATGGGTTCAAGCATTGATTTTAGAAGCGAAGGAATAACAGAAATAGACGGATTTCAAGTCAAGCAAGGGACAGGTTCATTTTGGTTTATTAATGAATGGGACACAATCGCGATTTTGCCACGTACAAAGGGAACGGCTGGTCAGGTGCTTAAACTGCAAAACGCAACGCAGTTGGCATGGGCGAACGACAACACAATCGACACAGCAAACCAATTTGTAAATTCAGTAACCAAGTTGAACGATTCCACTATTCAGGTGATTAAGGGGAACACTACTTCAAACATCACGCTGACAACTTCGTCAATAGTAACATCTGCAACAAGGCTTGTGACTACGGTTTACAATAATACTGGTTCAACTATCCCGAAGGGTTCTGTGGTTTATATTAACGGACGGCATTCGTCAAACTTGCCGACCATTGCACCAGCGCAAGCCAATAACGAAGAAAATAGTTACAAGACATTCGCCCTTGTAGAAAACGACATCGCGACAAGCAATCAGGGAACGGTCATTCAGGCTGGAAATATCAGCGGATTGAACTTACCGACTTCGTCCTATACAGACGGGGACATTGTTTATCTAAGTCCTACGGTTGCTGGTGGTATAACAACGACAAAACCACTCGCACCTTTCCACATTTGCAAAATTGGTTCAGTAACTCGTGCGCATCCTACCCAAGGTGCGATTGAAATAAAAATCGAAAACGGATGGCAGTTAGACGAGTTGAGTGACGTGAGCA